AATGTTGGGCGTTTGTCCGTCAAAATATCCGTCTTCGTTTTTGATATAGGACTCACAGACAGAATGTACGCTGGTTCCTCTACGCGAGGCTTTACCAGAGATTTTGTTCGCTTCGGTTTCTCCAACGCGTTTTCGCCAAGCCTGTATTGAAGCTTTGGAGAACTCACCAAGGATAGTTGTGATTGATGGATATAGTTCACCGGATGGAGTAACATAATTTCTTTTCCCATTAATATTTTCAGTTCTCATACCAAAAGACAACTCAGGTCTATTGGCAAGATGTATAAATTTTTTCATATCTTACATTGAATGTCCAGGATTATTTCTTTTCAAATCTGTTATTTTATCCTTGAACCATCCAGGCTCTTTGTTATTAGTACTATGTCTTGTGTGTATATTGTCGTAACCAAAATATGGAGCCGCCAATACTTGTTTTACTTCACCACCACAAGCTTGTGCAAAAGTCATATGTTTTGTTTGTTGAACATCTATCTCTTGTGAACATGGTGATTCCGTTGGAATATTTCTATCAGCTATTTTGAAATCTTCCTCAAAAGAGTGTCCACATTTTTCACACTTATAATCATACGTTGGCATCTTCTATAATCCAGCTTGGAGGTTGTCTCATGTTTTCTACTATTCCGCCCCACTTTGCGTCAGTCTCTTTACATTGTTTTATATACATTTGTCTAGATGCTTCTATAGAATTTTGGATCTCATCTTCAAGAAGTTCTTCAATTTCGGTGGGACCAGGAGGAGCAGTAAATTCACCTTCAGTAATATTTTTTGGTAGATGACTTAATTTATTATAAAACTTTGTCCAATTATCATCCATAGCATCATATCGATACCAGTATTCTTTATGGAGCCAAAACCACAGATCATGTAACCATTGATAGTTTGAGCTATTCCCATCAACCCACGGTTGAGTTGATGGAAACACAAGAACCTCCGGGTCTAATGATTTAACTATCTCACCTCCCGGATTTAAATGATGATGAGCAGTTGCTAATAATTTAGTATAGACTATAATTTTCTGTTTCACATCTTTATCACAATGTGCATAAGCACACATTTTTGGATCAATGTCTAGAAATAATATATGTATCATAATATAATGTTATATTCTCTTTGACTTATAAAAAATATGTGTATCTATTTTAGTTGTTATTGTTTTTCTCTTGGCCCATCTTGGTGCATCAATATAACTAGCATGATAGTGAAGCGCGCCATCTGTAATGTCTGGCAATTCTTCTTGTCTCAAGAGAACATATTTTGCTAACTCTTGAGAATCTTCCCATAGCCTCGATCCTTCTCTTGGTTCATCACCCTTGCCGTCACAATACCATGAAAATTGACAACGATCTCTTTTTGGTAATAGTTGACCATCACTCGCCGTATAATGTGGGCCCTCATAAACTACTTCACAAACAGTATTTGGAAATCTTTGTGAATCAACTCTATTCAATGTTACATGTGCAACGGCTAATTTTCCTGCGGTACTCTCTACTGCAGCTTCGTAAAATATATTTTTTGCCATACACAAAACTTCTTTATCATTTACTACTAAATTTTTACTAATAACAGTATCGGCTATTTCAATTAATCCACTTGTTGTTGTGTTTTGTGGATGCATGTAATAAAAGTCACCAGTTATATGTGATGACTTTCCACCAGTGCTTCCTATGAAAATTCCAGAAGCAATGAATACAATTAGAAATAAAAAATATTTCTTCATGTTCCTCTTTTGATTGGGTTACCGTTCTTTAAAATTTAGGTCGATTTCTTTTAGGACTTCTTATAGTTCTATCTGTTATTCCCATTTTTGAACTACTAATAAATTCCTTAATATCAAAATCTGACTCTAACATATCAGGCCCTAAGGGTCCTCGAAATTTCTCAAGAGTTGTATCATAACCTAAAGTCATAACAGCATTTAATGGTTTAACAAATCTTGCTGTTACAGAACGGGGTATATCTGCCATTTGATCATAATCTATTTGCCGAACTTCGGCTTCTCTAACTTCTTCCGCTCCTGCAGATATACGCTTAAAATTAACTATTCTATTTTCAAATCGATTTACATCTATCATTTATGGTAATATTTCTGGAAAAGTTGTTTTAACTAATTTATATGTTAAACCTCTATAGTTTAACTTTTTATCTTTAACTTGAATTACAACTGCAGCCTCTTTAGGATGTAAACTTTCTAACATCAAAACAAAAAGTTGTTCTCTACGTAATTGAGTAAGTCCATCATGACCCCCTTCAATGTATAAGTAAAATTTTTTAATATTGGGATATAGATATGTGGGGTTGTACTCATCAGGAGAACCAATTGTTTTATATGGTGGTGCTCCTGTAGGGAGTGCAAATTTTATATCTGGATGAAAGGCATATTTTAATAAGTCCTTTAGCGGATTTGATTCATTTTCCAATAGAACTTTTTTTCTAGCTCCAAAGGAATTTGCAGCGGCTACATCCTCAAATATTAATGGAATACTTCGTACACCCATAAATTAAAACTCCGATAAATTTTCTGTTAGATTTTTTAATCTATGATTTATAAAATATGTAAGTAGTCTTTTTCGGTCACCAACTACAGCTTTTTCAAATTGTTTAGTTATATTTATACGAATTGACTCAGGTACTTCACCCAAATCAATTAACTGTTTGTTTCTATTATAGTTTCTTAACATTTCTGAATCACAATACATGTCTGGATCTAAATCAAACCACGCATCTACCTTTTTCTTAGTAATTGGCTTTTGGCGTCTACCCTCATCAATGAATACGTTATCATCGGACATAATATTAGGAACACCATCACCAACATCTCCTTTTATAAGTTTTTCATGTAGTGACCATTTAGCATCACCTTCAACAAACTTCTTTTGAATAGGAGAATATTGTCTAACATTAAACTGATGAAGTTGTATAAAATCTTTATCACTTGATAATATCAATGTTCGTTCATTTGCTAGTCCTACTAAAATGGCAATGACATCATCAGCCTCTGCTTTATCTGCTTGAACTACTTTATATGGAAACCATTCGGTCAACTCTTCTTTTAATTGATTCAAACATTCATAAAGATTTTCCCAATCGATTGGGGCCGCAGACCTAGTTTTTTTTCTAGAAGCTTTGTAGTTTGGGAAAAGCTCTTTGCGCCAAGATTTTCGATCATCACAACATAAAATTAATTCACCAAACTCACTTACAAACTTAGTTCTATATAAGCGTAATGTATTTAATACCGCAGGTCTAATTACATCCATATCTACAGAAGTAAATTTGGATGCTGACATATATGAACCAATAACGATCTGTGAAAAATCAACTAGCTGTGCCATCTTCTTCTATCATTTCATATTCAGCCTCATCTTCCAACTCTTTTCGGACAGCAGCTTTTTGTGCCTTTACTTCGGGGGAATCTTCTATAGCATGTAAGAATTGTTGCCATTGACCGCTTCGTAAACTCCAATTATAAAACATATCAAAATAACTACGTTGTATTTTCAATAGATTTTGTACATCATCATCCCAGAAATGTTCAATAGCACGTGCTAAAATATGTCCGTGTACCTGTGCATGCTTTTCTGGATCTTCTTCGTATCCATACATCCAAGGAAAGTTTGCTCCTGTTTCTGGTAGTGCTCCAAGATTAGGAATAACACAAAGACATCCAGCACTACATGCTTCAATCAAAGTAAGACAACTGGTTTCCTCATAGATACTAGGATATGCCATAACGTGTTGCGTCTTTAACATTTCCCGTATTTCATCATTTGAAACAGTACCATAATAATTGACATCTTCCATTCCTTCAGCACGTTTATATATGTGTCTGAATTGCTCATCTAAATGTCCACGATCATATAACTTAAAACTGGAATAAATGTTTAACTCTGCATTTAATCCATCCTTAAGTTTATTTCTCATAAAATCCCATGCGTTCAAAAGCAATTCTAATCCTCGATGAGGAGTAGAAAAATAACAAACTTGAATTTTACCATCTTTGGGTTTTTTATGTTCGGGTATAGGATAAATTGCATTCTGAACCACAACACCTTTTTCAAAAGGAAATCCTAAGTGTGTTCTAAATTGATGTTGTTGCCAATGACTAACAAATACTATACGTTCAAATTTTTCCCAGTTTTCTTTTTCTTTTAAATGTTGTACTTCTGGATCATTTGCAAGATCATGCACCCAAAGAATTCGTTGTTTATCAGATTCTAATTCTCTAA